GGGTTCACGGGTCTGTTGGACGAGAAGAACTTTGCGCTCAACCGCGCAGGCGGCTTGCTCTCCACCGATATGCCCAACGCAAAGGTTGAGAAGCTGGCCCCGAACATTCCTAACGACCTGTTCAGAGAAATCGGTGAGATTGACCTGATGTTTGAAGAGGCATCGGGAATCGTGTCCGTACTTCAAGGCCGGGGAGAAGCTGGGGTTCGCTCTTCGGGCCATGCTTCTCAACTTGCTCGTCTAGGCTCCAGCCGCGCCAAGAAGCGTGCGCTCATCATCGAAGATGCGCTGGAGAAGATGGCCACGCTGTACCTCAAGGCCATGCAGCTGTACAGCCCGACTCACTACAAAGACACGCAAGGCGTGCCTTTTGTTGCAGATCAGTTCACCACCGACTTTATGGTGAAAGTGGACGCTCACTCCAACTCGCCCATCTTCATGGAAGATATGCGCCAGATGGCTTTCTCGCTCTACAGCGCCAAGGTCATCGACAAGGAGTCGTTGCTGGATTTGGTCGATCCTCCCATGAAGCAGCAGCTCAAGGAGCGCCTGAAGATCATGGAAGAGAAGGAAGCTGCCGCGCAGGCCGCAGCCGCAGCAGCCAAGCAGCCTCCTCCAGAATCTATCCCGCAGCCTCCCCAAGAGGCTGGCGGCGGGATGTCAGCAGATATGCCCCTCATCCAATAAGGAGCAGCCATGCAGAACAACGGCTCACCGTCTTCGGGTACTCAGCAACCCACGGCAGACCAACCCCGCTACTCGACAGAACAACTGCGTAGCGAGGAAAAGGCTCCGACCATGCAGTACCGCCAGACCAATATCAAGACTTACTCGGGTCGCTACAACCGCGATAATCGTCGTTAGTCTTGACAACTTTGAAGTAAACACTTACAAACTCGCCCAAAGAGGTGACCATGAGCGTACCTGCCGAAAAACTGATGGAACTCATGCGGGGCCAACGCTCCGCAGGCACCAATGCCCCCAAGGTAGAGGTGGAGATCGAAGAGAAAGACGAGATGTCGTCGGAAGACACGCCCCCGATGGGCGCTCCGATGTCCACGCCTGAACCCAAGATGGGAAGCAAGGAAGGCGCACTCGTCAATATCGGCATGGTTATCGACCTTCTGGAGCAGTCTCTGCCTGCGTTGGGCGCAGATTCGGAAGAAGGCAAGACCATCATGGACGCCATCTCCAAGCTCAACAAGATGCTCGGTGGCCGCAAGGCGTCTACCAACGAGTTGCAGCAGGCTGAAATCATGCAACTCATGCGATCTCTCCCCCAGGCCGGTGGCGCAACGCCTGAAGGGCGTGCTATGGCACAAGCGCCGATCCCTGGTGCTCCCATGATGGGCGCACTGCAACCCCCAATGTAAGGAGTCTTAAATGGACTTGTTCAAGCCCCGTGGAGCCGCAGCTCCCCGTCGTCCTACTGACAACAATCAGCAGAACGGCCAAATGGTCAACACGCCTCGCTTCTCTCAGTTTGGTGGCCTTGATGGCGCCAGCAAGTACAAGAAGAACGCGATGGCTGTTCAGAAGCCCGGTGACGGTAAAAAAGTTATCTGATAACCAGATAAGAGGGTAAAGCTATGTCACTCGAAAACCTTGACCAATCCGCTCGTGATGAGCTGGCCCTCCTGGCCAAGCAACTCGCTGAGAATCCCGCGACTCGCAAAGACTTCTTGCGAATGACTAAGAAGGTTCAACCTGACCTTCCTATTCCTGAGCTTGAGCTTGAGCAGACCGTCCAACAGGCGGTGTCGCAGAATGACCAGCGTGTTCAACAGCTGGAGGCAAAGCTGCGCGAGAAAGAAGCAATGGAAACCCTGCAGAAGCGCCGTGATGGGCTGCTGAAGAAGGGACTCATTGACAACGAAGATGAAGTCAAGGCTGTGGAGAAACTCATGCTAGAGCGCGGTATTACCAACCACGAGACGGCAGCCGAGTATCACAAGTGGATGAAGCAGGCTGCAACGCCGACCTCTTCTGGTTACAACCCCTCAGCCGTCAAGAACTTTGACCTGAACCGTTACTGGAAGAACCCGGCAGGCGCAGCCCGTGAAGAAGCTGTGAGAGCCTTGAATGAGTTGCGTAAGCCTACGCGACCCATCGGGCTGTAAAGAGGGTAATTTTTAACTCAAGGAGGCCATATGGCTATTGGTGGTGGCATCCTCCCGGCATCAGGCTCAACTCAGCTTACCGAGTTGACCTATGTCACGCGGAGAGCCTTTATTCCCAAGATGGTTGTACAGCTGTACAACTCGACTCCGCTTATGGCGGCACTGATTGCCAACAGTCAGCAAGCCTCCGGCGGTGTCTCTTCCGTGGTCGTGCCCGTGCAGGGCGCTCAGTTCGTAAACGCTCAGTGGTCTGACTACAGCGGCTCGTTCGCTCAGCCGTCCGTCCAGCAAGGCGCTTACAACGCTGAGTTCAACCTCAAGCTGATGATCTCTCCCGTGCCTTTCCTGGGCATGGAAGGTGCCGTTCAGCAAGACGCAGCCGTTATCCCTCTGATCGAAGCTCGCATGAACGATGCGACCAACGTGATGATGGACGCAATGGCCACCTCGCTGTACAACAACACGACCAACACGCAGCAGTTCACTGGTCTGCCGCTGGCCGTGGCCGATTCCGGCACTTACGGCAACATTGACCGCTCCACCTATACCTGGTGGAAGAGCAAGCAGTACGCTGCAGGCTCGGTCAACCCGACCCGTCAAAACATCCTGCAGTACATCTCCGGTACCGTGAAGAACGGCGCTGAGATGCCCAGCTTCGGTGTTTGCGGCTTCGGTACCTGGACGCTGTTGGCCCAAGACTTCGTGGGTCAAGAGCAGTACGTCATCACCCCCGGCTCTGGATTCGACGGCGACCCCAACGGGCCGCAGGCTGCATTCCGCGCCCTGATGGTGGCTGGCGTGCCGATCTATCCCGATCCGTACTGCCCGGAAGGCACGGTGTACTTCCTGAACACTAACTACCTGTCGCTCTACATCCATGAGCAAGGTTCGTTCGTGTTCACGGGCTTCGAGAGCACCCTGCCGAACTGGCAGATTGGCTACGTCGGCGCGGTTTTGATGATTGCCGAATTGGTGAACGTCAAACCCAAGGCGATGTCCAAAGTGACGGGCTACAACTACCTCACCCTGTAAGGAGTAACTCGTCATGGCACTCGGACTTAACAAAATCCTCGTTGCAGGCGCTCTGACCAACTCGGCAGGCGCTTACTGGCAGACCACCACCGTCACCGCCACCACGGCTGGCGCGGTTGTGCCTGCTGGTACCTACCTGATGTTTCCCACGGCAAACGTGACGGTCACCGCTAACAACGGCTCGACCATCACCACGCTGATGGCCAACAACACGGGTGGCGTGCTCATCTCTGACGGCATCAACGTGTTCGTCAACGCTGCTTCCACCAACACCACCGTGACCTTCGTCACTGTGGACGGCGGTGAGGCTGTGTCCGGCACTTACAACTCGTAAGGAGCCGATATGAACGCGAATCATGTAGGCGCTCTCTATCCTGACCGATTCGGTAACTTTGGCATTGGCAAAACCGCCACCGTGAACATTGGTTCCACGGGCAATGCCGTGGCTACCATCTTCATGAGTGGGGGCAGTAGCTACATCGTTCGCCGTATCGTTGTTGCAAACGCCAACAAGAGTATCGCCACTGGCAACGTCAGTGTTCTCACCAGCAATGATGGGAACACGAGCAATGCCATTGGCGCTGCGACTACGTTGGGAAATATCACCAGCACCTCGACCTTCCAGGACATGACGCTTGCAGCTGGCGCGGCTACCACCGTGTACAGCGCAGGCGCTCTGTTCGTGAAAGTGAACACTGCGGTGTCTGGTGGCACTTGCGACATCACGGTCTTCGGTGACGTTGTGACGCTATGAGTGATGTGCTCTACATAACCAACGGCACGGAGCAGAACTTCTCTGCGGAGTTCTGCAACGTGGCCTACGAGTTCAAGGCGGGACAAACCACGGTTATGCCGTTGGCTGCAGCCCGTCATGTCTTTGGTTATGAAGACGCTGACAAGATGCCGTACCTGATCCGCTTGGGTTGGGTACGGCTCAACACCGAATACGAACAAGGATTGGAGCGTCTCGGTAAGAT